AAAAATATTAGTTTTAAAAATAATTTTATATTCTAAGGTATATAATAACCGAGTTATTAGAAATATTACTTGAAAGGAAATCTATGCAAAAGATTGTTCAAACAACCTGTCCGTATTGCGGAACTGGTTGCGGCATAGACCTTATCGTAGAAAACGGTAGGATAGTCGATGCAAAGCCGACTGAGAACCACCATGTAAATGATGGCGAGTTGTGCTTAAAAGGTATGTTTGGTTGGGAATTTGTAAATTCTCCAAAACGTTTAACTAAACCAATGATGAGAAAACTAAACGGAGAGTTTAACAAAGAGGGCAAACTTGAAGAGGTTAGCTTTGAAGAGGTTTATGAATTTTTAGGAAAGACTTTTAAAAATAGCGTTGAAAAATATGGTCCAAGCTCTATCATGGGCTTTAGTTCAGCTCGTTCAAACAACGAAGACAACTATGTATTTCAAAAATTCTTTCGTGCTTTAGGAAGTAACAACGTAGATCACTGCGCTCGTCTTTGACACGCTCCAACAGTGGCAGGTCTTGCCAGCACCCTTGGAAACGGAACGATGACAAACGATCTTGTTGAATTTGCGACTGATACAGATGTATTTTTACTAATAGGCACAAACACAAGCGAATGCCACCCGATCATCGCTATGCAGATGCAAAGAGGCTTAGAGCGTGGTGCAAAAATGATCGTTGTGGATCCAAAACGCACCGATATGGCTAAAAAAGCCGATATATTCTTGCAAATTCCAGTTGGCTCAAACATCAAAACATTAAACACAATGATGAATGTCATCATCTCTGAAAATTTACAAGATAGTGAATTTATCGAAAAATATGCAGAGGGTTTTGAGTATCTAAAAGAAGCCGTAAAAGACTTCACTCCTGAGAGATTTGAGCGTGAGACTGGCGTCAAAAAAGAGCTTATCACTGAGGCTGCTAGGATGTATGCAAAAGCTGGCAGTGCTGCTATTTGCTACACTATGGGTATCACTCAGTTTAGCGATGGTACATCAAATGTCTTCTCGCTTTCAAATTTAGCGATCCTAACAGGAAATTTAGGTAAAAAAGGCGCTGGAGTAAATCCACTTCGTGGACAAAACAACGTTCAAGGCTCATGCGATATGGGCGCACTACCTAACGTCATCCCAGCAGGTGCAGTAAATAGCGCTTACGCACAAGAGCAAGCTCGCAAAGTTTGGCACTTCGAGCTTAATCCAGTGCCTGGCTTTAAACTAACATACGCACCTGATAAGATGGATAGCGGCGAGCTAAAAGTGCTTTACGTTTATGGCGAAAACCCTGTTATGAGTGACCCTTGGACAGAGCACTTTGTGCATGCTACGCACCACCTAGACTGCTTTATCGTGCAAGATCTATTCTTTACTGAAAGTGCTCAAAAGGCCGATGTCGTCTTACCTGCAGCTGGTTGGGGCGAAAAAGATGGAACATTTATCAACACATCTCGCCGCGTTCAAAGAACTAGAAAAGCAAGCGAACCAGTAGGTGGCGTAGAGCCTGACTGGAAAGTAGTTTGCAACATCGCAAAAGCTATGGGACTTGAGGGATTTGACTTCTTAAGTGCAGAAGAGGTTTGGGACGAGCTTAGAAAACTAATGCCTAAATTCTTTGGTGGTATCAGCTACTATAGACTTGAAAAACTAGGTGGCATCAGCTGGCCATGCCCTGATGAAGATCACCCAGGCACACCTGATCTTTATACCGATCACAAATCAATGCTACCTGATGGTAAATTCCGCCTAGCTCCAGTACTTTACGCTGACGATAAAGATAAGCGTGCGAGCATGGAGGCTGAATTTAAAGCCAAAATGCATATACCTGATGGCTATCCAGTAGGCTCAGGCGCGATGAGCGAAGTACCTGATGAGGTCTATCCTTGCCTATTTACAACAGGTAGAAAAGTTTATCACTACCACACTGGTACGATGACAAGAGAGTGCCCACCGCTAGAGTATGGTGCTGGTATCGAAGGTCCGCTAATCGAAGTAAGCCCTGATATCGCAAGAGAAAGAGAGCTAGAAGATGGCTGCTACGCAATGGTAGAGAATAAACGTGGTAGGATCGCAGCTAAACTTCGCGTAAATCCTGACCTTAGAGAAAGCACGATATTTACGACTTTCCACTATAGTGAGGCTGACGGTAACGAGCTTGCAAACGCACAAGACCACGACCCACTCTCAGGTATCACACCTCTTAAGATCACTATAGCTAACATAAAAAGGTTAAGTGAAGAGGAGTATATAGCATTTAGACAACAAAACGAGATGTCTATGCACTCTGAAAAACCTTATCTTTCACCTGTTAGATCATAATTTCAAGGGCGCAATGCCCTTGATTTTTTAATTCAAATTTTAATAGCAAATTAACTTTTATTAACTAAAATTTCCTATTGTTTTAGATGAAATTTCATAGTAAGAAAGGGCTATTTTTTAAAATTACTATGAAGTGCTATCTCTATAGTTTTCTCTTTTAAATTTATTAAGACTTTGATACTTTTAGAGCTTGTATGCGTCATGGCTATCTTTTTAACAAGACTTTATTGGCTTTAATTTTTAAAATGTGTTATCGCAGTTGGCGTGAGGGTTTAGGTATTGTTTTTTTTTAGCTGACTAAGGCAAAAGTTTTGGCTGTTTTTGAATTGTCAGCCAAATGCTCAATATTCTTATGCAGCGGAATTTGCCTATATTTGCTGAGGCCTCCTTTTTGCTTGGCGGTCTTAACATTTATAAATTTTATGCCATCTTCTTCGCCTACACTTTTGCTATCAAGTTGTCAAATTTCATTAAGCCTTAGCCCAGTATGAAGAGCAAACATCATATAGTTTCGTAGATCAAGCCTTTTTGTGTCAAAAACTATTTTTAATTCATCTAGACTAAAGTTATCTTTCGGTGACTTCTCGTCGGCTGAAATTTTAAAAGATGTAAGCATTTTAAATGGATTGGTCGTAAGCTTGCCCATCTTTATGGCATAATCAAAGAGCCTTTTTGAGTAAGATGTGTAGTTGTTGATGGTCTTTTTATTGAGCTTTTTGCTTGCTAGAGTTGTTTGAAAATTTTCAGCATCGCCGTAGCTAAAGCCTTTGCCTTGATGATCTTTAAAAAACTCATCCAAGAGCTTGCCAGTCTTAATATAATAGCCTTTTGTCTTATCACTGGACTTTAGCTTTAAGCACTCTGTTTGCACATATCTTTTAGCTACTGCTTCAAAAGATATCGGTGTGGCTTCTTTTGGACTTAAAGATGCATCCAATAATGTTTTGAGCTCTTTTTCAAGCTTTTCTTCTGGTGCTACTAGATTATAAAATTTAGCTATCACCTCTTGTGAGAGCTCTTTATATTCGCTAACATCTAAAAATATGCCATTTTGTTTAATGCGCCGCTCATTTTGTCGTTTAATGTTTATCAAGGCTCTTAGGCTTTTAGAGTTTGTATGCGCTATGGTTACCTTTTTAGTAAGAGCTTCGTTGGCTGCGGCTTTTATAGAATTTGCCAGTCTTGCCGCCTCATCTATATCTTTTGTGAAAAGGCAAAATTTAACAGTTAGCTTTTTGCCATCTTTAAGAGCAGTATCAAAAAAGTAGAAATTTGGTCTGTTGGGAACCTTAGTGATCAATCTAGAGCTCATAGAATGATCCTAGTTTCTGTAACAAAAGTGCAAATTTTCTGTAACAAAGCTGATTTGTCTGAAATTTAAGACAAAAATATCTGCTAATAAATGCAGTTAAAACACCGAAATTTAGGGAAGTTGGAAAGAAAAATACTGTGTTTGTGGCGGACAGAGAGGGATTTGAAAAATTAGCTTTTAATACGCAATAGACATCATTTTAAAAATATTAGTCAGCTAAAAGGTCAGCAAAAAAGATATTTTCTATACTTTTTCGGCTCTATTGACCCAGCCTCTTTCATATCTAGCCAAAGTCGGATTAGCTGAAATAATAGCTCGATAATATGCTATTTCTGCTCGGTCGTAGTCTTTATCAAAACTCACTTCATTGTATGCATTTATCGCGGCTAGAGTATTGGCGCCTAAAATGCCGTCCATTGTAACGCCTACAACCTTTTGAGCCGCTTTAATGGCGTTCTTGCACCCAGCATTTACGCCAAATATAAACATTTCCGCCTGCTTTTGGTAGCTATTTATCTCGTCTAATCTCATAGTATCCCAATAATTAGCCTTGTAAAATTTACCTACAAGCTCAACTAGGTTATCGTCGTTGTATAGAGCTACGCTAGCCTTTTCAAGATCGCCGTATGCGTTGATTGCTGCCCTAACTTGCCCCCAGCCTTGCCAACTTGGGTTCGCCGCTTCATAAATACCCATAAAGGTTAGCCCCTTTTCTGTTGGATTCTTATGTAGGGCATTCTCAGGGCGACTAAATTCTAAGCTCATTAAAAGATTAAAAGCTTGTATGTAGTTCATTTTTCATCTCCTATGTCGTAGTCACGAGGGGGTCTTGGTGTATAGTCATAGTTGTTGTCGCTAAAGTTGTCTATTTTTTTGTCTATTGCTTTGTCGATCACGGCACTAACCCAAGCTGTGCCACGCCAGGCAAAAAAACCACCTACGGCGAGGCTAAAACTGCCTTTCCCAGTAAAATAAAAAGCTGTCTCGTAAGCTACCCAACATATAAAAGTCGAGCTTATCGTGCCAACAAAAAAATTTATGATAGCCTTGCCATCGCTTGCAACCTTAGCGTTGCCCCCCGCAATGCTTAACACGCCGCCCACAAAGCCAACTATTATCACCCAGAAGTAAAAGCCTAGCCTATCCATTAAGTCATCCATTACCCACCCCTTTTTTTAAAATTTATAGGTAAAAATATACATTATTAGGACGGATAATATTATTTCTACTACAACCATCTTATTTAGCCAAAAAGCTTTAGTTCTCTTTATTATTCGTTCCATTTTACACACCCTTATTTTTTTATTGTCTATCTCTTTTTGTTTCATAATCTTTTATAGCATCTAGCTGTTCTACGCAGGACTTATATCCTCCATAGACATCTATTAGTAACACCCCAGCATCACTTTGATTAGTCACATTTCTATCTGCGATAAGTGGAGCTTCAAGCAAGTAGCTTGGTATCTTGTCATACTTATTTGCTGCTTCCTTGCTTGCGCAACCCATCAAGCACATAAGAAACGCTGATGTCAAGAGCATTAGACATATCCTTTTTGTCCTCATTTTGCACCCTTTCTTTGACTTTACTAGCCTTTATTTCTATTATCTGCTTCTGCCTACTGACCTTTTCAATAATATCAAGCTTAAGAGAGATGAGCCTATCTTGCTCGCTTATCTCATCTTTAAGTCTAAGGTTCATCTCATCACTAGACTTTAGCCTCTCCTTTGTGACACTCAGCTCATTATCTAGGCTTTGGTACCTATACCCAAGAAACAATGTAGTAAGCAGCAAGAAGCCACTAAGATATAAACTAGGGCTTAGCATTGCTCTTCCTCTACTTTTTTAAACGGATTTACACACCAAACGCTTTTAAGCACCTTCTTATCATCTGCTTTAAGATATGTATTTTTATTCTCTTCATCCATCCCGCATATATCCATAAGCTTCCAGCCTAGATATATCCTGCAATAAAACTTAGATTTGCCATATCTTATTTCTTTGTAATAACCAAAGCGCTCACGTCCATCTTTAAGCCTGCAAGTCACTAGACACTGAGTGTTTTTTGCTCCTTTGTTCTCTGTAGCTAGAGTATCGCCTACACTTTTAACACTGCTTGCATCTATATCTTCAACCATTACGCCCAGATACTTAGCACTAAAGTTCCCTATCCTATTACGATAGAGCCAACAAAGCCTAGCCCAATAAGTTTTATTTTTGCCGTTTGGGAAATGCTCGTTTTTCCAGCCATCATCGCCGTTTATCCCATAGTCATTTTCATCAAACCAAGCAGCCCACTTTGGCAAATTCTCGCTTTTTTCATCACAAGCCAGTAGAGCAAACGGCACTACGATAAAATGCAGTATCTCTATGGGTAGTTCTATAGCTACGTTTTTAAGAATTTGTAGTTTTTGCTTTTGGTTTAGCTTCATCTTTTACCTCTGCTTTATACTTAGGACATTTTGGGCATCCCTCCCAAGTGCAATCCCCGTCTTTATCAAGTTTTGATGCGCAAATTGCGCACCTTTTAATTCTTACTCTCATTTTTGACTCCTATAGATGATCTGTCGGCGCTACCGTTACCGGCTCGCTTGTTGCATTTAGCTTTTCGCGCTCTGCGATTAGTTCTTTATACTCCGCTCTTAAGCTTTCAAGCACGGCATTGTTACCGATAATTAGTGCATGGCGGATATAGTTTTCGCACTCGGCTATCTCGGCTTCGATTTCGGCTAGTTCTTGATCTTGCTCGTCTATCTTTGGCTCTTTGTTTAACCCTGTCTCTTGCCCTAGCTCGGTTATTATTACGGTGTTGTTGTCATTGTCATAGTAAATTTCGCCTCGCTCGTCTTTTACTTGCTCCCATTTGCCATTATTAAAAACATTTGCGTAGCCAGTTTTTGGCTCTTTTGGTGCGATCTGCGTTGCGTTTGGTGGCATTAGATAGATCGTTTCGCCTTTGATACTTTCTAGTGGATCAACTTGCGCTTCTGCCTCGTATAGATACTCGTTGTTTTTGGTGTCATAAATATAAATTTTCATAAGTCACTCCTAGTATTTGATTAGCACGACTACCGCCATATTAAGCGGTCTATTCTCGTTTGCGGTCGGCACTACTCGGCTAGCGTCAAATACCCAAGTCTCACTTTTGCCATTGGCGTTTATTGTAGGGCGGCGAGAATTTTCCCTCGCAATTTTTGAAAACACACCTTTCGCCAAATAATTGCCATTTTCATAAAAGCTAGGGTTATTATATTCATACGCCTCACTAGACGTATTTATTTCTCCAGTGATATTTCTGATCGCATCTTGTTGAGCTGTGCCAAGTGCTGCTGCATTACCGCCAGTGCCACGCATGAATTTTCCGTCATTAAAATTTGGCAGTAAGAATTTATCGCCACTTTGTCCGTATGTGTAGCCTATTACGGCAAAGAGTGCAGCGTATGTATTTTTGTCAAGTGCTGAGCCGTCACAACGTAAAAAGCCGTTTGGGATATTTGAGTTTGAGCTGTATAAAACATAAGCACCCGTTGGTAAGCTGTCTTTTATTTCCGCTTTTTTTACAAATAGCTCCTCACACCATTTTTGTGTAGCCACAATATCCCAAATTGTCGCCTCGTTTGCTGGGTTTTTGTTTATGTTTTGGCTTTTTGCGATATAGATAATCCCATTTAGGCTCACAACGGCTCCGATCGGGTACTCTAAATCTTTATCCCACTCACCAACACCTCGCTGTAATTGATAGGCTAGTGACTTATCCACACGATTAAAAGCGGCGTTAAAGTACTCCATAGGCGGGATAAACCCTAAATTTTCGGTTACACCCCAGCCCCTTTTAACGTTTGGAAACTCTACTATTTCGCCGTCTTTTGCATCGCTGGCGAAAATCTCATTTTTTGGTTTTTCGTATATCATTACTGCTCCTTATATATTCTTGCAAACTTGCCAACGCCAAAAGCAAGGTTGGCTTTATTTTGCTTGAAGCCAAAGCATTTTTTGTCAGCGATTAGTATCACGTTTAGCCCTACGCCTACTGGGCGAGCTAAAATATCGTTTTTAAAAATTAGGTTTATTAAAAATTGTGTCGTATTTGTGTTTTTCAAGACTAAATTTAGGGTCATATCGTAATTATCAAATATAAAGTTGCCAGCCCCTAATAAAAACTCCAACGACTTGTAGATATTTTCCTTTGATAATTTTTGATGATTTTTGCTTTTATTAAAAATCTATAATCGCTATCGTTGAGATAAAAACTGCCTTTTAAAGAATTGCCTAAGCGGTAAAATTCGCCCTTATTAAAGCCTTGTTTTTTCTCGGTTTGGGTAAAGGCGAAAAAATCTTTTAATATTAGGTTTTGTTGTTCCCTGCTTACGCCTACGTGGCGACCGACCAAATCTAAAGCGTAACCGCTCGCTGTATCAATATTTAAAATTTCTGCTACTTTTATGGCGTCGTCAAAGGTTTTATATACTTCATCATTTAGAAGCTTAGCAGTCGCTCTAGCCCTTGTCTTTTTGCGGTATTGCCAAATTAGCTCAACCATTACACTACCGCCAAATCAATATCGCTTTTGTTAATAACGCATATCTCACGCACGGCTACTGGAAGGCTTTGCCCTCCGTTTATCGTAAATTGCGTAACCTCAAAGCCCTTAACGTCGTTTATTATGCTATACAAGCGGCTAATATAAACGTCCTCGCCTATATTGAAAATGTGGTTAGACAATAACTCTTTGATTTTATCGGTGTTTATATCCGTTGCGCCCTCTGTGCGTTTTATACGTAAAAATATTCTAGGGTTTATCTGCGTTGGGCGGTCAAATTTAACCTCACGCTTAGTACCTAAAAACTCAACCTCTAGCTTTGTTTGTCCTTGCACGCCACAACCGCCGATTTTCTTTTTTAGTATTGCTTCGCCTATTGCCGTATCATCGCCACCTAAAACAATAGCATTTAGGCTGTGTGGTTCTACTCCGTTGGCGTCTGTTTGGTTAGTATAGTTTTCTAAAACCTTGCATTGTTTTACACCACTTAGGTTGAGTAGGTAGCTCTCTAGCCCTTGTCGCTCGTCGTTGTTGTTTATGCTATGGCTTTGCATAAATCTAAGCAAAAGGTCGCCGTCGCTTTCCTCGTCAGCCCCTAGTATTGAGTTTTGAGTAGCTACTATTCGATCTACGCCTAGGATTATCTCTTGCATTTCTAACTCATCTTGTTCGTTTAGGATAAATGCGCCCGTTTCTTGGCTAGTTATACTAACGGCTTTTGACCCCTCTGTGCCTAGTGTTACTTCGTAATCGGTTACCCACAAATTGCTATTTTTGTCTTTTAAAATAGTGCCTTTTTTGATAATAGTTCCACTAGCTCCGTGTATCATTACTCCAATAGCCCTGCTATAATCCGCTGTTTTTCTTAAAAGCCCTGCGTAAGCCACGCGTTGGTCTAGCCACTCGCCAGTCGCTAAATAAGGGTCTAGCATTTGAGTGATAAAAGTAAGCACTTGATTGACCTCGCTTAATGCCTCGCTAAATAGCCCGATCATTTGCCCGTCTGGTGTTGATGAGCCTAGCTCTAAATTTTCGCCATAAATCGCCTTAAAGCCATTTTCTAAACGCTCTTTTATGGTCTCTAATTCATCGATTATTATTCTATTTTCACTCACTCGCATTTATATATAACCTTTGGCTCTCATCGTAAATATCCCTATATTGCACCTCAATAGTTGCTTTGCGTTCGTTTATATTTATGTTTAAAATCTCTAAACTGCTAACGCCCTCAACGCTTAAGATTTGCCGTTTTATCTCGTCCCTCATTTTGTCCGTGTTAGGATTTTTTGATAAATAGTTAAACCACCTAACGCCATTTTCAAAATCTAAAAACCAGTCATTGTAAAGGCTTAAAATTTGCGTTTTAACGTTTTGGGCTATTGCAGCACTATCCGCTTTATGCCCTAGTAGCCAATCGCCCTCGCTATCTATCGCCCTTACTCTCACTTATTCCCCTTAATTCGGTTGTGTGGTTGTGCCACCACTATCGCCGCCGTGCGTATGGTGTTTTAAACTTATGCCACTACCTATCATGTCTTTGGCGGTAATTGTGCCACTACTTACGCTATCGCCCTCGACTTGTGAAAAATTACCAACTAGATTTTTATTTCCTATTTGTTTGTAGTCGCCCGTCTGCTCTATGTTGCCCTTGATTATGATTTTCCCCTCGGTTAGTTTTAGGTAGGTGCTTTTGCTTAGTGTTCGCATGCAAACGCCGTCTA